CTTTATTTATGTTTATATAAATATAATAACCCAAGAGGTTTATTTCTTGGGTTATCACTTTATTTACACTTTCATTGATTATTTTATGGTGCCCAATTTGAAATAGGAACTCTCTTCCAAATATTGCCCGTATAAACATAGATAAAATTATTATCTACAGTTATTTGTCCAACAAACCCAGTATTTGTTGGTGAAGATGGAACTTGACCAGTGCCAGGACTGCTTCCTGTAGATACTTGAAGAATATTAAATGAACCAGTAACATAAGTTACCAATGCACCAGTAATATAAGTCACTGTACCATAACTTGATGTTATTGAAGATGCACTAATTACATTTCCTGTATATCTTAATGTAGTTCCATCATCACTTACTAAAGAATCGGTAATGCCAGTAGCATCATATGCTTTTGGAATTCTATTAGTAGTAAATCCAGTAATATTATCTAATGCAAATGAACTAGTTGGACCCACTATTATGTTACTTGCACTATTTACTTGATCTACTGTTATCCAATTATCATTTTTACCATCCCAAAGTAATGATGCGCTTCTTTGATTGCTACCACTATCAAATACTTCAAAACCAGCATATCGTTCATATGGGAAAAATGCATTTAATTGAATAATATTATCATTAATAATGACCGTACTTGAACTGATATATACTACACTAGAACTGCCAAATACAGTAAAATCACCGCCAACCAACATAGATCCACTAACAAATAAATTTTTTCCAATACCAACACCACCATCTACTACCAATGCACCATTTGTATATGTTAGTTGATCATTATTTGTTGTATTTAATACTCTCAAACTTCCGCTAGAAGTATTTACATCACTTAAAGAATCACCTAAAATACTATTACCGTTTACTCTTAAATCACCATTAATTGTTCCATTGCCAACGACATAAAGAGTACTTGAACTAATATTACTACTTGCACTTATATTTGACGCAGTAATATTTGTTGCAAATACAGTTGATAGTGTAGAATTTCCTATTACAGTAAGTGTATTAGCACTAATATTACCACTTGCACTAATATTACTTGATGTAATATTTGTTGCAATTAAGTTTGTAAAATTAGCAGATGAACCAGTATATGCACTAGCACTAACATTACCCGCAACTTGTAATCTGTTTATACCATCCGTTGTATTTTTTCCTAATAAAACATATCCATCTGAACCGGATATAAACATAATTGAACTGGTATCATAACTCATGATGTTCAATATGTTTCTATTTGCTGATTTAGAACCAGCAGAACCAAAACTAGCACTATCCATTGGTAATATTGTCAACATTGCATCAGGACCAACAATACCAGCATATCCTGGCAAACTAGAAACATATGTCGTACTAGCTCCACCGCCAGCACCATAACTAATAAAATTACCTACACCAAAATAACCACTTTGTTTAAATATAGCTCTGGTTCCAGCAACTATATTTGCACCGGCCGCTTGATTAACAATGTCTGGATCGGTGGCAGAATAATAAGCATAAACTCTCAAATCTGTAGAACCAGATTCGGTTCCTAATTGCATTCTAGGAGATAATACTGCTTCAGAACCACTTGAAGCCAAACGTGAAAATAAAATTGAAGATTGTGCACCAGCATCACTTGCACTAGTTGCCAAATTTAAAGTGGCATATTTTGAAAATATTGTTGCACTGCCGCTTACATATAATCGTGCTAGATTTTCAGGAACAGATGCCTCACCATAAGTTCTATAAGCTGGACCAGTACCTACAAATAATTCATTACTTGCAGTAATTTCCGAAGCAACAATTTTATTACTTGCGCTTAAATTACTTGCGGTAATATTTGTAGCAAATACATTTGTCAGTGTGCTATTACCTAGTACGGTTAATGTACCAGTATCATAAATCGAACTTGCAGTAATAAATCCACTTGCACTGATATTTGAAGCAGTAACATTTGTTGCAAATACATTTGATAATGTACTATTGCCAACAACAGTAAGTGTACCCGCATCTTGTATTGCACTCGCAGTTAATCCTGCACTCGCACTAACTAATCCGCTGAAGGTGGCAGTAGTACCAGTCAATCCAGCCAATGTTGATGCGCCAACTACTGTTAGTGTACCTGCATCAGTAATATTAGTTTTTACATACAAATTACTGGAACTAATATAACCACTTGCACTAATATTGCTAGCAGTAATACTATTTACATTTATATCAGATGAACCTGTTAAAAAACCAAATGAATCGGTTTGTAAAATAAGTCGTGAACCACTAATAATTGTTTCTACAAATGGTGCTTGTCCACCCTGCAATGACGCAGAAGTTTGTGGAATTACTATATTTAAAGTGTTAGAATTGGGGTATGGCATATAATTTCGTCTTTATCTAGTTATAAATATAAATATAAAATTAATTAATATATAATTCTTAGACTTAAACAGTCCAATCTGCAATCGATTGTCTTAACCATCTTCCACCAGCATAAATATAATGATAATCACCATCATATGCCATCCAACCATCTTCACCATAATCAGTTGGTGTATTTGGAACAGGATGCCAAATAGTAACTTCTTGAGAACCACTAACTGTTAAGTTTATAGTTTGTTGTATCAATGCGGCATAACTTTGTCTAATTGTAGTAATTGCTTCTCCAGCTGCAGTAGTAGATTGTTCGGTTGCGATAGTACCTTTAGGAAATCTCCATTCACTATCATTTTCGGCAATAGGATTTATATTATAATAAGGATTTCCTTTGTTACTATAAGTGTTATCTTTAACCTTTTGATTAACCTTAGCCATTTGAGTACTACTAACAATTTCTGCTGTTAATTTTACTTGTTTTGGTGTCAATAATCTTTGAACAGTTTGTTTTCTATCTTCAAAAGATTCTGGCAACAAATAAGCATTGGTAGTTAAAGTAAATGTACTTCTTACCATTCTGTCTTTTTCACCACTTGATTCAATCGTATTGGTGTAATTATCAATTTTAACTCTGAAGTTAAATCTTTGTTTATCTCCCCAATAATCTCCTTCTGCAAAATTAATTTTTTCTAATATTGCATTGTTTTGTTCAACATATTCAGTCCATACAATAAATTCATATTCTGCCTTAATATGATCAGGCATAGTAACTGCAAATATTTGATTGGTAGGAGCAACTGTCTTATTTAATAAATTAAATTTATCGTATTTGTTCTTTTCATTGAACTTAGTCATTACTGGATAACTCAAATAACGATTAAATGTTTGATAACCTTCATCTTTCGCAAATGATGTTCTTTTAACCATTATCAATGGTATTTGTAATTTACCTTGTTGATCTCTTAATGCACCTTGAGCTTTTGCAGCATACCATTTTTCAGGATTGCCATATATAATCGGCACTTTTATATTTTCACCTGCGTCAATTACAGTAGGATTGATAACATTTTGTATATAACTAATCAATGCAGTATCAACATCCAATAAACTAACAGTAAAGTTTTTCTTTGGATCTTCATCTCTTCTAGTATCCAATGCAATGTTTCTTACATTAGATACAATAGGATTGTTCTTTTCAACATTGTTATTTGTTGGTACTGGATTGTTTTTATTACCTTCCCACATAATTAATATTGACGGTTAACTAAATTAATCTTGCTCAACTTAGTATAATGACTGTTACAAATTATACTATGCGATTTATTTGACTGACCACCTAAAAATTGTTCTTGTACAACATTATCAATTTCATGATAACGATCATTGAATAATATCAAATCGCCAACTTCAGGATAAAAACTCGCATCTTTTAAAGACAGTTCTCTGAATTTAAATACAACAGTTTGATCTCTGTCAGGTCCAAATCCTTCATCATCGGTACTAATATCACCACGATCAATTAAAGTACTTAATTCTACACCAGGATAAAAACTTTTACCTTCAGCTGCAACTGTTTCACCATAAATGTTTGTGTTGGTTTCATTTGGTGCGATTTTAAACAAAACAACAAGCGTTTCAATAATATCACGCAATAATTCCGCATTAAATTGGTTTACCAAATTAATGTCTCGTTGACTAAAATATCTTCCAAATAATGCCATATTACTTTATTATTAAATGAAATGTTGCAAATAAGACATGGGTTTATCATGAAATATTAATATAAAACCAAATACTAAAACACCAATATAAATTAGTAGTGGAACAGTCTTCATGATAGATGTCATTTTTTCAGTTTCATCTGCTTTAGCTTCCATTTGAGCTTTACGACTGGTTGCTTCAAGATTTTCTCTCAATTGTGTAATTAAAGTTTCTTTTTCTGATGCTGCTTCGCTTCTCAATTCAGATCCATCCAATGTTACTTCACCGCCAGGAATTGGAATTGTACTATATTTTTGTCTAATCATCCCAAGATTTTCTTTACACAATGCCAAGAAATATTTCTTAACCCATTGTTTTCCAACTGCATTTAATTTATAGTAAACTACATTTTGATATGGTACATTGCTGTAATCACTCACTACATCATAATTGCTTCCGCTACTAAATGTATTTGCACTACTAAATTTATCTTTTTCAACAACATATTCAATATAAATTGTGTGGTCATATGTAGGTATAGGAAATATTTTTAATTTATTGTTTACCACTTCAAAACTATACGCACTTTTACGAACCATATCATTAAATTCAATTGCTTGACCTCTTAATAAATCTTCAAAAATTGGTGTCATCAAAAATTGTGTAGCAGGACTATATCCAGCAAATCCCATTTCATTCAATACATTGCTATAACTCATACCTGTCATACTGAATGGATCATATATACGAGCAAATGCTGGTGACGGTCCATGAAATACTCTTCTAATTTCAACTCTACTACCACTTTCAATGTTGGTTCCTATTATTGTTTGTAAATCATATGTTTGTAAACTTGCACTCAATTGAACTGGCGCTTTTTTAATGTCAACATATCCACCTACTCCAACTTCACTTCCATATCCTTTAGCTAATTGAATTATATATGGCAATCCTGTTCCTATTACATTTTTAGCAGTGATATTAGGATTATTTGCAGTGCTTAATCCTTGTAAATTCAATAAATTATTTCTGATATTAAATTGATTTACTTGAGCACCATATTCATTAACAGCTTCTTCAAATGCTGCATAAAAATTTACATCAATTAGTTCAATGTCAATGATTGGATATCCCATTCTTTTTGCAGCCCACTCTGCGCTTTTCTCACAGTCATATTCAAAAAATCCAACACTTGCTGTTAAACTAACAGGAGTAGGTTCTGTCAAATAAAATCCAAATGGTATGCTTCCAGTAGTTACTGCACTACCGCTACCTGGCCATCTTACTCTATCTTGATCTAAATTAGCACTCATTGTTTATAAATATATTATAATTTAGTTATTCTAACTTTTAAATCACCATTTCCTTTAATAATTCTATGCCAAACTTCTTTTGGTATAAAAAGTTTACCAGACATAGTTTTTGGTAATTCATTATCCATTTGTAATTGCCAATCTGTTGCACCAATTATTTCTACAATTCTATCTTCTCTGTCTCTGTGCCATTCCAAATCATCTATATCTACATTTTCTTCAAATTCTCTTAGATATAAATTATCTTGTAAATGTGTTTCTTTAAATGGAAATTCCATATCACCAATATTTGCCCTTACTCTTGGTACCTAAAGATTTAATTCTATGACTTCTGCAACTCCAATATCCGGCTGTAGTTCTATCTTTCTTTTGACTACATCTATGTCTAGCTCTAAAACTTTTTCTACGAGCTTTACTACTAGCTCTAATTCTCATTTTAGGATCACCAAATGTAACTTTCTTGATGTTACCATTCTTACCTCTTACATATACAGCAAATTTCTTTGGTCCTCCTGGAGTTCTAAATGGTCTACTAAGATGTACAGTTCTACCTCTGTGTTTTACCTCATTTAGATATTCATCTTCTTCCAATTCAATTGGCGCATCTAAATAAACTTCTATACCTTCATATATTGCTTTAATTCCTAAATCACTTTCTATAATATCTACATCATCATCATTTAATTCAATTGCGTCATCATTGTATAAACCACGAACTTCATTTACTAGTTTAAAATATCCTTCACTATAAATTCTAAATATATTTTCTTCTAATGTAAGTTTTCTATCCAAATGATATTTTAATTGTTCGCTTATTTGAACATCTTTAACCAACTTCATTGGTTCATTTTTTTCTAAAATTTCATCCACTATATCTGTTAAATTTATCATATAATATAAATAGAATTACAAAATAAAAAACCCCGGCATTTCTGCCGGGGTCATTGTTTAATCTATCTTAGTATTGATTAGATTTGGTCTAGGTCAGATACATA